TATGAAGTGAAAGATGGGGTTGGAAAGGTTTCGGCAATTCCGGCAACAGCATTTGAATAATTTAGAACAAAAAGCACTCGAAAGGGTGCTTTTTTCATGCAAAAAAGAAGGAGGTGGATCATGGGAAACAGGGATGTAAGTGTTGTTTTCAAGGCGAGTGACAAATTATCTGATTCGTTGCGCCAGATGCGGCAGGGTGTAAAAAGCCTTGAAACTGATGTTGAACATTACAAAAAACTGCAGCAGCAGGTTTTCCAAGAAAAGGCGCAGGTAAAGCTTGACATCACGCAGGCGAAGCAGAACATGAAGGAGCTGGAAAAAGCAGTCAGAAACGGCTCTGAGGGTGCCAGAGACGCTTTTCTGGAACAGCAAACAGCTTTAGAAAGCTTAAACGATGAATATAAGCGGCTGAGCAATTTGCAGAGTGAAGTGCTGCGTGGAGAAAAAGAAATTCAAACCACAATGTCAAGAAACAGCAATGCAAATGCGGGTTCCGGTGTAGGTGCAGGGTTGATCGGTGCCGCCGGCATGATGAAATCCTTAGCAAAGGCAGGGCTTGGATGTATGCTCGGCGGTGCTGCGGGAGATTTGCTTGGCAACATGACTTCTTCTGCCTTTGGTTCAACCATTGGCGGTGCTGTGGGCAGCATTGGCGGCAATGCACTTTCCGGTGCGGCAATGGGGAGTATTGCAGGCCCGATTGGTACGGCGGTTGGTGCAGCGGTCGGCGGATTGACAGGTGCAATACAGGCATTGAATAACAGGCAGCAGCAGGCAGATGATTTATTCCGGAATGAGGTACAGAGCCTGTATAACACTACAACGGCTGAAATGCAGGATAAAATATCAAATGGCAGTGCATATGCAGCCGAGCGCGAAAACTACAAGAGAAACTATGCCAGCATGACCGATGATGAAACGGGGAAAAAGCTATATGAAAGCATTATGAAATATGGCGATACAACTCCGTATGATACCTCTGTCATGCTTGGGAAGGGCATGGAAATGCTTTCCTACGGCATTGACAAGAAAAATGTGCCAGAATTTATGGATATTATCGGTAATATTGCCATGGGCGATGCGAACAAGTTTTCTGGACTATCCTATGCCATTTCTCAGAGCATGGCGGCAGGCAAGCTGAACGCGCAGGACAAAAACCAGATGGTAGGCTATGGCTTTAACCCCTTGGAATACGTTGCCAAGAATAAGGGTATTTCTATCGCAGAAGCATCAGAACTGATGAGCGATGGGAAGATTACGTCTGATATGCTGGTAGAGGCGCTGCGAACCGCTACGAGTGAAGGGGAACGATATCATGACGCAGTAAATGCCATGAGTGATACCTTCAGCGGCTTGCAGGGACAGCTGGAAAGTGCGAAAAAGAATATTGAGATTGCCATGGGTGAAGGCTACAACGAAGCCCGCAAAAAGGGAATGGAAAAAGAAATTGAAGCCTATAACGGAGACCTTGGCGAAAAGATGAAAAATGCTTACAGCATGGTCGGGGCGTATGAAGCGGAAATGGAGAATCAGTACCAGCAGAGCATTATCAATGCGATGCAGGATGCCACAAAGCGCATTGAGGAAGAAGGCTTAACCGGCATTGAAGCGGAAAAGGTCATGTGGGAGGCAAAGACGCAGGCGGAAATTGATTACAAAAACAGCGAAGAGTATCAGAAGAAATTGCAGGCAGAGAAATCACTGGTAGCAAATATACAATCTTCACTGACAGAAAGCGGTGAATATGTGAAATTCGGACAAGCAATGGCAGACCAGTTCTCCAAAGGCTGGCAGAGCGGAAGACTAAGCAATGCCACAAGCGACGTGAGGGCGCAAATCAACAAAAACGGAGTAACAGGATTTATAAATAGCATTTTCGAGAACTCGTATAACGGCACGCCCGGAAATTACTATGGACCGCCAAAACCAAAAAGATCTAATGCAGCAGGGCTGAAAAGAGTGCCGTATGATGGATATATAACAGAACTGCACGAAGGCGAGCGTGTTCTGACAAGGGTTGAGGCAGATAAGAGAAGTGGCGGCAGTGTTACGATTGCAAAGCTGGCTGACCAGATTGTAGTACGGGAAGAAGCGGACATTGATAAGATTGCGCGGGCGTTGGTCAGAAATATGCAAAATATGCGAGAAAGCTTTGTAGGCGCATAAGGAGGGGAGAATATGTTTGAATTCTGGTTGAAAAATCAAATGAAGGGTACAAGCATGATGCTTCCTGTTACGCCGGAAGGATACGAAAACAGCTTTGGCAGAGAAATTGAAACAGTCAGGGCAACAGATAAGGGTGATATCAATGTGCTTGGAAAAACAAAGCCCCAGAGTCCGAGTATATCCGGTTTCTTTCCGGAGAATGACTATAGTTTTTGCAGGAGCAGCGGCATCAGCGCAAATACGGCAATGGACTATGTAGAAACATTAAAAGCATGGATGGATGATGGGGATATTGTGCGTGTGGTTGTGGCTGATGACAAAGGCGCAAAAATCAATGAGCAGTTCTATATTGAGTCAATCGATTACAGCTCAAAATATGAGGATAACGGAGACATTCCGTTTACGATACGATTTCGGCAATATGTTCCGCTGAATGTTTTGACAGTTCAGAAAAGTAGCACTGCAAACGCTGCCAGAAAAGACACCTCCACGGCGAAAGCAAAGGCAAAGACGTATACCGTGAAAAAGGGAGACAGCCTGAGTGCTATTTCGAGAAAAATGTATGGGGATGCAAGTAAATGGAAAAAAATCTATGAAGCAAACAAAGGCGTGATTGGGAAGAATCCGAATTTAATCTATCCGGGTCAGAAATACACAATACCATGATGGGAGGTGGAAGTTATGGCAATGCGGGCATTTCATATCAATAAGGATGGCGTGAAAACGGAGGTTACGGGAGTTATTACGGAGCTGACGATCAGCGGAGAGTACAGAAGCTGCAGCAGGAGCTGCACATTCGGCGTAGTGCATGGATACAGCGACCAGCGCACATGGATTACCCAAATGGAGGTAGGCGACATATTCAAAGTAATTGATGTGGACAAGGTGATGTTTCAGGGACCGATTTGGACAAAGGAAAAGGAAACAGACGGTACAACGATTGAGTATAGCTGTCGGGATTATGGAATTTATCTGAAAAAGAATAAAGCAAGCTATAACTTCAAAAAAATGAAAGCGGATGCAATCGCGAAGAAGGTCTGTACGGATTTTGGTATAAAAATCGGTTCGCTGTCCTTCGGCGCAAAGCCGATTAGCCGAGTATTCAACGGTGTCAGCCTATATGATATTATCATGACGGCATACACGCTGGGCGGTGCAAAGGATAAAAAATATTACGTCATTTTTGAGGGCGAATTGATTTATGTTCTGGAGAAAGGGAAAAAGGAATGTACCCCTCTGGAGAACGGCGTGAATCTTTTGACCTCCAGTGTCAGCGAAAGCCTTGAAAGCATGGTGAACCGAGTTCGTGTATACAACAAAGAGGATAAATTGATAAAGGAATTCAAGGAGGATAAGGATATAAAGCTATATGGCTTCATGACCGAAATTCTCAGAATTTCAAAAGATGACGAAGATTATACGGAAAAAGCAAAAAAGCAGCTGAGCGGCGTAGAAAGGAAAATAAATGTCTCCAATTTCGGGGACAGTCAATATATCACCGGAAGGAAGGTTGTGGTAAAAGAGCCATATACCGGTCTTTCCGGTGTTTTTTTCATTGATGCCGACAGTCACACATGGAAGAATGGCATTTACACAAACAAGCTGACGCTGAATTTTCAGAATCTGATGGATGAAAAGGAGAGTGGACAGAATGACAAATGAAGATAATCCATACGGGAACTTTCTGGAGATAATCAGAAAGGAGGCACATGTTGACGGCGATGCGCCTTTTTTTATTGGAACGGTTGTGCAGCCGAACCCGCTGATTGTAAAGATTGGAGACTTGCAGATTGAGCAGGAAAACATGAAGGTAAATCAGGCTTTGCTTGCCGGCTACAGCCGCCGCATGTCCATGGGAACGGCAGGGGCGACCGGCTCAACAACGAAGGGCGATGGCATCAGCAGCATTGGGATTTCCGGAGGGACATTTACCACGCAGGACGGATTGAAAGCAGGCGAGCAGGTAGTGCTGCTGAAAAGCGGCGATGGACAGCAATATATACTGCTGTGCAAGGTTGTTTAAGGAGGCGGATTGATATGAGTACAAGCCTTTTCCCGTTTTTTGGGGATACGGTTACTACAGAAACAGAAGAGGAGCTTCCGCTGTATCGTGAGGTTGCTTGGGATTTTAAGAACAATATCCCTATTGTGGAAAAAGGGGATTTTAAAATAGTGACCGGAAACGAAGCAATTAAAACCTGGATATATAAAACGCTGAAAACGGAGAGATTCCGATATGAAATTTACAGCTGGGACTATGGATGTGAAATAGAGGAATTGATTGGGCAGAATTATACGCCAAATCTGGCGAAGGCAGAGTGCGTTCGCTATATCAAAGAAGCGTTGACCATAAACCCGTACATTAAGAATATATCCGGCGTGGAGGTAACATTTGCAACCGGAAAACTGATGATATATGCGAAGCTTGAGACGGTTTATGGTGAAATGGAGGTGAGTGCAGATGTATGAAGACAGACTCTATGAAGTATTGAAAGAGGAAATGCTGCAGGAGATTACGCAAACGGACAAGAGAGAAGGTTCGTTTGTAAATGACATCATTTCCACCAGTGCGATGAAGGGGGAGGAGGTCTGGGCGGAATTAAGCAAAGCGGTTGGGGTGTTTTTCAAGAAGGACTGCACCGGAGAATATTGTGACCGTTTTGCCGAAGAGTACGGCATTACCAGAAAGAATGGGAAGAAAGCAAAGGGAACTGTTACATTTACGGGAGAAGCAGGCGTTGAAATTCCGGTAGGGACGCTCTGCGCAACGAGTGCAGGACTGATGTTTGTGACAACAGAGGTTGGAAGCATCGGCGCAAGCGGAACAGTGAGTGTTCCGGTGGAGGCGGAAGATATTGGGGACAAATATAATATTCTGACCGGATATATCAATACGCTTCCGGTAGCGATTAGAGATGTTACAGGCGTTACGAATGGAGCGGCTTTTATCGGCGGAGCGGAAGCGGAAACGGACGAGGAATTGATTGACCGCCTGCTGCTGCGGCTCAGAACGCCGGCTACGAGCGGGAATGCGTATCACTACTTGCAGTGGGCATTGGAGGTTGAAGGAGTTGGAAATGCGAAGGTGTTTCCGCTGGATAATGGACCGGGGACGGTGGGCGTTATGCTGATTACCTCGGCGGGCAGATCTCCGGGAGAGGATGTTATCAACGCAGCGGCAGCGCATATTGAGGGGGAACGTCCTATTGGGGCGACGGTTAGTGTATATGCGCCGCAGGAAGTCGTAATAAACATCGAAGCAGCTATTCAGATTTCGGCATCTACAACTTTAGAGGCTGTAAAGAAGGAGTATCAGAGTTTGCTTTCAAACTACATCAAAAATAGTGTGTTTGTGCTTTCTAATGTGGACTATTACAAGTGCCTTTCCATGTTCTATGATATTCCCGGTGTAGTAGCGGTGAAAAGCTTTCTGCTCAATGGTGCGCAGAAGAATATACCCATCAGTGAAAAGCAGATACAGGTGCTTGGGAGTATCACAATCGGAGGGGTGGTTGCCGGATGAAGCTGATAGAATATCTTCCGAATGATTACACGAAAAGCGGATCAACGCTTGAGCTTCTGGAGGCTTTGGAAAAAATGTGGAGAAAGGCGCAGGAAGACACAGAGGATTTTGAAAAGCAGTTATTTTTGAGTACAGCCACATGGGGCCTGGATTTCTGGGAGCAGATGTACGGGATAGAGAATGACGAGAGCAAAGGCTATGAGGTTCGGCGGAGTGTTGTGCGTGCCAAAATCCGCGGGGCAGGCACAACGACGGTAGCCATGATTAAAAATACATCAGAGGCGTATGTAAATGGTGGGGTTAATGTGATCGAGCATAATGCACAGCATAAATTCGTTGTGATGATGGCTTCTATCATTGGTATTCCGCCGAACATCGAGGATTTGCGAAACACGATTAAAGAAATCAAGCCTGCCCATTTGGATTTCGAGATTGTGTTTAAGTATAACATAATGAAGGACTTGCAGAGATATACACATGGGCAGTTGAAGGCATCGGGATATACGCATAGAGAGTTGAGGACGGTTGCACTACCTGAAATGAAATAACAGGAGGTGGACCATGATACAGAGTTTACACGAAATGGTGCATAATACGCCAATCTGTTTGAAGGAAGTACATATCAAAAAAAACTGTACACAGGAAGTCGCAGAACTGAAGGTAGCTTTGCGTAAATGGGGAGAAACGGCGCAGGTGCTTGAAGTTTTGAAAAATGAAATAAAAAGGATGGAAAAATCAATAGATGAGCTGAAGGGAAATGATATCAGCCAATTACACAAAGAAGTCCTGTTGCAGGAAATGCAGGAGCGGACTGATTCATTAGAGAAGGAAGCGGAGAAGCGGATGCATCTGGCACTTGAAATTGATTCTATTGTGTCAGGATTGGATGCAGACGAGGAAACATTTTTGAGACTGCGGTTTCAGGAAAAAATCAGTATAACCGGAATTCAGAGCAGGATGTATCTAAGCAGGGCAAGTGTATTTAGACTGCAAAACAAGTGTTTTAAACATATTTTAGAAATTGCAGAGGCTGAGGGGAGGGAAGAATAATGGAAAATATTGAAAAAATGGTGCAAGAGGCACTGGATAGCACGAAATCCGCACACAAGCGGATTGACCGCATGGAGAAGCGGCAGGACAATTTGGAGGAGCTGACAAATGCGTTTTCGGTTCTGCAAAACGAGCAGGAGCATATCAAAACGGATGTAGGGGAGATCAAGGACGATGTGAAGCAGCTGGTCTCTAAGCCGGCAAAGCGTTGGGATGGGCTGATTGATAAGGCTATTGCTGTGGTTGTCGGTGCGGCAATCGGGTTTCTGCTGAATGGTGGCGGTTTTTAATGAAAAAACGCAGACGGATTCGTTTTCCACCAAAGATAAATGATGATACCATGT